CACCTACCTCACTTCCACCCGGAGATGAAAAAGCAGGTTTTACAGATGTTATAGGATCAAGTGACATTGATAATGCAGGTGTTCCTAGTTCTGCGTGAATAGGTGCTTTTCTAGTGGCTAAACCAAGATATGTTTTACCTGTTAACTTTCCTGTACTATCTTCATATCTATCAAATCCACGTCTTGCTATATTATCAATAAATGTTTTGTCAAGCTCTACTACTTCTTTTACATCTTGTCTATTTTTTTTTGTTAGTTCTGCCTCTATATCTCTAAGATCTACTTTATTATTATCAAGTAACTTAACCACACCATATGTCTCACCCTCATAATTATTAATAGCAGATGGTGTTCCTTTTAAATATACTTCACCTGCCTCTGCATTAGTTTCTAAAGATATTGTATCATTATAAACTTTAGGAGTAGGGGGTATATTAGAATCCTTAGTTGCATTTGCTAATATAGGAAATTGTATTTTAGCACCTGCATATTTATCTATCTCATCTACATCTTTACCTATCTTCATACCATAAGTATCTATATCTATGATGGGATTACCATTGTTAGCATCTACCATTTCTGTAAATATCTTTGAGTTATCTCTAAATGTAGTAGCTAATTGATTTGCTTGAAAGTCTTTGTCTATATATGTACCTAGTTTTGGTGATGCACTAAACTGACCCATAGCAGTGCCATGATATAATATCTCTTTCCTAGGTTTGTCAAGCATCTTAATACGTTTCTTATGCTCTTTCTTTTTAAACTTACTCTTTATTTCTTTTATTTGGCTCTGTCTTTTTGTTGATATATTCTTATTAAACTTATCACCTAATTCTTTCTTTACATAATCACTTGTGTTTACAAGTATTTCTGTACCTGTCTTTCTGTCACCCTTTTTAAATGCATCTATAGCCATTTGACGTAGCATATTCTTACCCATTCTAGATACAAAACCTAATCCGGGAATCAACCCCATTGTTATTAACCCTGTGAATGCACCACCAAGACCCATCTTAATTAAATCTCGTTCACCATAACCTGCCTGTAGTAATTCATAGGCACGTGTGTAATCTTCAGGTGCATCTTTAAATGCAATCACATCACCTGTTATAGGTGCAGTTGCTAGAGCAAAGTCTCTTACATCTTTTATGGTTATAGGTTCTATACCTTGAGCCTGTCTTTGTATGTCTGTCATTCCTGCTTCACGTTCTTCTCGTTTACGTTCTGCATCTGCAAACATTCTATCAGTTTCAAGTCCTAGTTCAAATCCTTTTATAGCCATTATCTACTCATCAAACCTTTTTTCTTTTCTCTAAGTGTCTCTGACACACCTGTTCTAGTTAATGCCCATTGTAATATATTCACACTATCTTTTGTTTCTGAATTTACTAAATCTAAATCTCTAGTATTTAATATAGAGAACTCATCTATTAATAAATTATCTGCATCTTGCTCTCCTAATACATAGTATTCTCTACTTTTCAGTATGTTTCTAAACTCTGCATCAATCGCATCTCTTTCCTGCTTAGATAACTTTCTGTATTCTCTCAAGTTATTTTCACTATAAGGTAATTTAAAGTCTTTTGCATCTTTATCTAATCTATTTAGTGCAACTTCTCTTGCCTCAGTAAATACATTTTTCTTAGCATACCTTCTTAAATAATTTCTTTTTTCTGCATTAGACTTTAGATTAAGATAAGTTTCATCTCTTGTAATCACATCTCCTAATCTTTCATTTAGGTTGACAAGAAACTCTTCACCACTTAGTTCTTCTCTTATGAGTCTGTCTACTAAATCATTTGGGTCTCTTCTATATAAGTCATAGTATTGTAGATTTAAATTACGCATTTCTCTTTCTAAAAGATTTAACTTAGGCATCCTAGTAAATCCTGACATTTGTTTTTCTAGAGGATTAATAGCCATTACATCTCCTGTCCTAAAAGGATTACGTAAAGGTAAATCATACTCCTTTGCACCAAAATATTTACCAATAGGAGTATTAGGACCAAAGTCAGGCATGGCACGAGTACCCCTGTTTAATATTATTTTGAAGAAATCTATCTCACCACCGGGTCTAGTTTCAGGAACATATCTAGCAAATTTATCATATTGACTGTATACATCTTTTATTACTGATAATGGTATAGTATAAGTATTTACTAAGTTAGCTACAAACTCTCCCATTATCTTAGCACCTTTTTCTCCAAAAAATGTTCCCTCTGCAGACATATCATCAAATAACTTATCGATTGCATAAATACCATATCCTGCTCTGAAAGATGAACCAAACAATGCCTGTAATGAATCTTGCATATACTGTCTTGGACTTGTCATTACCTCTGACATTCTTCTACCTGATGCATCTTTTCTATCCATCATATCTACAAACAATCCTCGTGGATCAAGTAGAAAGTTTTCAGATAGACTAACATCCTTACCCTCTTCACTAGCTTTGTTATATCTTAACATAATATCTGCTGCTAATAAGTATGGAGCAAAAGGTCCGTATGTAGGTCTACCATCCACAGTTTTACCTGTATCATCTTTGAACTCATACCAATATGTGCCTATCTTACCATCCTCATCCATCTGTTCTTTTCGCCAGTTGTATGCAGTTGTTAGCATCATAAGACCCATAGTTTGCTTTGCAAACATCTTTCTGTAATCATCTGCATTTTTACTAGCTAAAGATTTTAAGTATCCTTGTTTAGTTCCAATCCCTTCTAAGTTCATCAATCCTAATAAAGGTGTGTGTTCATATAAAAACTTCATTTGATTTGCTACGAATCTTGGGAAAGGCAACACTGATGATATCACGAAAGGTACATTTCTATGTGCATCAATAGTTACTTTAGCAACTTTACTAAAAAATCCATCACCTTTAAATGACTGTTGATAAACAAACTCTAGTGCATCTTGCATAGAACCTTCTAAAGTTTCTTTACTTATAGTATTAAACTTACCATCTTTAATAATTTCTATTAAATCTTTACCATCATCTGCTAATCTTCTCCTAAGTGATGCAGTAAACATTGCCTGTTTAAAAAAGTTATCAGACATGGTATTTAAAAAGTTTGCACTAGTTCCTATCTTAGCTAAGAATCCTTCTCCTGCTTGAGCAGATAAATCTGCAGCATCTCTGAATAATACAGAGGCACTATCAGGCATTGTATTTTCAAATAACTTTCTAACTACTTGAGCTTCGTATGGATTTAACATATATTTGGTAACGTCTAATGCATCAAAAGGATTTCTTCCTCTAGTTAAATTATATATACTACGTGTTCCTGCATCAACCACAACTCTAAACAAAGCGTTAGCATTGTTACGCATGGTAGTAGCAGGTTGTGATGTCATTAAACCTAGTCTTAATTTATCTAAGTCTTTAAGAAATCCTAGTTTTCTTTTATTCTCTATTACTTCTTTGGCTTGACTTTTAGTTACTTTAGTCAATCCTCTTTGCTCTAACTCAACTATACTATTTAATAGTGAATTTACTTTTTCCTTAGATACTTCAGGATCTATCTGTTTTTTTAAAAAGCCATGATAACCTAATTTTCTACCTGCATCTGATATGTCTGCTAAGTATATTAAAGAAAATTGATCGTATGTTAAGTTATGTTCTTTTAATATTTTACTAAGTTCATCAAATTTTAATTCACCTTTTCCTATTGCTCTTGCTAATCCCTCAGTAATCCTATCACCTTTAGTTAAATTACTTTTTATTCTCTTCTTTACTTTAAGTGCAGCAGCAGATAAGTTCTCATAGAAGTTTATATCTAATTTATCTACACCTTTTTCCTCTGCTAAAGATCTACCTTTTTTTACTTTTTCAGGATCAAGAACCTTTTTAAGCAGAGATTTTTTTTCTTGTTTTTTTGCAATTCTTTTTAAACCTGCCTTAGTCATTTTGTATGTGTCAGGTATTAATTCATTCAAGGCATCATTTAAAAAATTTATGTCTTCATCTGCTCTTACACTTTTTAAAAAGTCTTTTGATTTTTTATTAGCAGCATCTGCTACAACTTTAGATGCCTTCTCTGCTTCTGATAATAATATGTTAGCATCAATAGCCTTTTTAGTTTGATAGTATCCTGCACCTGCATTAAACAATCCACCAAAGGTAGCCTGTATACCTGCTTGTGTTGCAATCCTACCTGTATCAACCTCATCTGTTAATCCTGTTTCTACTTTAGTTAACTCTTGAGCACCACCTTGTACTGCACCGATTGTGCCTTCTACTGCTGCACCTTTAGCAGCACTCTTAGCTATCTCTTTGTTTAGTAACTTACGTATGCCTAGTTTAGTTAATTGATTAGCTCCTGTAGATGCAAGTTTACCTGCACCTGCAGTGAATAAACCTAAATATGTTGAAGGAGCAGTGAATATACCACCTGCATAATCTTTGGCAGTTTCAATATTAAAACTATCTCCTTCCATATTTTCATATAGTTGTATTAGATTTGCAAACTGTATTTTTTCTTGGAGATTAGCATTTTGTGCATATTCTAAATCACGTATGGCAGTGACTTCATTTACGTTTTGATATCTAAAATGCTCTAGGAATTGATCGTATATTTTTTCAGGAGTGTTTAATTCAGAGTGTTTATAACCCTCTCGTTTTACTAGGAACTCATAAGCATCATCAAGAAAATTTTCATCTTGAGTTAATTGATCTTTATTTTGCTCATTAGGATCATAGTAGTTGTATGCCTGTGTTTGATTTGCTTGTAACATCTTGAATCCTTTATGGTGCTACATCATCAGGGTTGTGGTCGTTGTTTATTGCTAGTTGTCTATAGACACCTCTTATTCTTCTTTTTTCTGATTTGTGTTTATTTCTTGCTGCAGTTATTCTTCTTGTTTCTTCATTTTTGAATAGCTTTTGATTTTGTATTTCTTTTATTTTATCTTCTAGCTCTTGATCATTTTGTTCTAATGCAATTTTATAAGCATTTTTCAAGGCTCTTAAACTTCTTTTACCTGTTTCTTCATCATCATCATCTTCTTGTTTGTCTTGAAGTTTTAATTCATTTAACTTGTCTAATACAAATCCTTTTGGTTTATATTTACCATCTTCTATGTTGAAAGCACCATTAATAATTCTTTCCATTGCACTTTGTAATGTAATAAATTCAGGATTATCTTTATCAGCTAAATCTTTTCTTAATTTTAAAGCCTTCTCTTTTACGTCAGATGCTAGACTTGGCAATGCTTGAGCATATTTTTTAGCATCTCCTTGATATATAATTTCTCCATTAGGACTAGTTGAAAACTCTACACCTAAATATTTAAGTATAGTTTTAGGTGCTTCTTTTAATATATCCTTCTCTCCCATGACATCTTTAGATTGAAGTTCAGATATTCTCTTAGCCTCTTCACCTGCCTTTGTAAATATGTCTGTATTCTTAGCTGCGAACTCTCTAAATTCACGTGTCGCATCAGTATCAACTGCTTGACTAACATCTGCAGATTTTACTATGTTCTGTATTCTCGGTGTTAAGTCTACACCTTTCTCATCACCAAACATTTCACCTGTCACAAAAGATGTTATAGGTCCTGATGAAGGTTGTGAACGAATTTGTTTCATCTGTAAATCAATGTTCTTAGCAGTCGGAGCTAAAGCCTCTGCAAGTTCATTTAGTGTCATATTAGGTACTTTAGAAGCATTTAAATTTTCTGAACTAGAATCTATATTTTCTTTAACTATATTTAAAACACTACTTACATCACTTAAATTGAATGTCTTTTTTATACCCTGAAGAGTTTTTCCCATACCTCTTTTTTGTATCAAAGCTATATCTGCATTATCTAATTCAGGGAATGCACCTTTTAGTGCAGTTAAACTTTCAAGATTTGCCTCAATTCTATTTTGTCTTTTTGTTTTATTTTTAGTTATTAAATCTGTTATACTAGATGCAGTTGTTTTAATTAAGTCACTAGCATCTTGTCTATCTAGTTTACCAAACTCTGTTTCTTTATCATATATTGCTTTTACTAGATATGGATCTTTTTTAGCCAATGCAATAGAAGGCAAGGCAACTGCAAGTGCTCTTTTAACTCTACCACCAATACTTCTATCGGTTAAAAATGATACTTCTTTTTCTGCCATCAACCTCTCCTAGCCATTAGACCCATAGGCTCTTCTTCCTGCTTATCTTCCTCTACAACTTCTTCTTGTGGTTTATCTTCACCTAATTCTTTTTGGAACTTAGCAAATGCTACTTCAGATGCAGAGTCATTTATTTCTATGTCTTTATCTCTTTCCATACCTGTGGTATATTCTATACCTGCTCTGTCACCAATCAACATAAGCATTTCCATGATTACAGGTATAAGTAACATACCCACATCAATAGTGTGTTTACCTTGTAACACAGTTGCTAATTGTATATTATTTGCCATCAATGTAATAGGCATACCTGTTTCCATTAAGTTGATAGCTTGTTCTACAAAAGCCTCATCCTGCATACTTGTTACATAATACTGTGCAGCCTGACTAACAGTTGGGTATTGTGGTGGTGTTTGCCAAGGTCTAGCACCTACCTCGTGGGTCATTGCCATGCCCGGAATGGGTGCTTCTAATATAGGTTCGTCTCTGTTTCCGTATCTCATGTTTCTATTTCTTCTTTACCATTTAATCTTTCATTTTGTATAGCCTCAAAAAAATTCATGGCATCACTAAATGGATCATTTTGTTCCATACTAGGCATATTTTTTTTCATAGACATATCTCTAGACAGTAAACCTTTAGTTGTAGGTGTTTCTGTTTGATTTTGTATATCTCTAGTAAATTTTTTAAAGTTGTTAAATTTATTATAAATATTTACTGAAGGATTTGTTTCCATTTTAACTTCCTTTTATTATTGCACTACCTAGTGTAGCCACCATATTACCAAGGGCAGTTGATCCTGAAGCCTTTTTAGTTTGTTGAGCAGTATATGCTTGTGCTTCTTTACTAATGTTAGCTACACCTAATGCATTGATTCTATCTTGTTCGTTCTCTGCACTCTTCCATGCCCACTCCATAGTATCTGCAAAGAATGCCCATAGGTCATTATATGCTTCATTGGATATGTCAAGAACTGCTTTTGCATTTAGTTCGTTAGCACGATTGATAGCAGCAGTATCTGCAGTGGCTAACTCTCTTCTCCATACTGCATTGTTCTGTGCTATAGCTATTTGATTTTGTGCATTAAACTGATCTCTTGCATTCATTACCTCTGCATTAAATCTTGCAAGTGTATTCATTTCACCTGCATTGAACTGATCCTGTGCGTTTGATTGTGTAGCATTAAACTGTTCTACCTGACTTCTCAAGTTAGCGAAGAACTGATCCACTTGGTTTTGTGAGGTTGCATTAAACTGTCGGGCAGCATTTAGTGCAGCTTGATCTGTTAATATACTTTGAGTAAGTTGTTGCATATTAAACATACCTGTTTGTTGTTGATTAGATAAGTTTGCCATATCTACTTGTAAAAATGCTTTTGCATTTTCCACTGCTGCTTGTTGTCTGTTTGTTAAATTACTAGTGTCTAAACCTGTTAGTGCAGATGCTTCTGCTAATACAAGAGCTTGTCTGTTTGATAAGTTTTGTAGATTTACTGTGTTAGCTATTCTACTATTCTCTAATTGTATCTGTTGCTCTGCAGTAAAGTTTCTATTAGCTATATCACTTATCTTGGCAGCATTCTGCACCCTAGCTTGAAATGCCTGATCAAACTCTTGACCTATAAATGATGCTCTTTGTTGAGCAGCTAACATAGCACGTTGTTGTCTATTTGATAAATTTTGTAGTTCAAATGTTCTTACAGTGTTTGCATCTGCCTGTGCTATTGGTAGTGCAGACTCCATCGCAGCCTGTACAAGTGCTTGTCCTGCAATACTAGAAGCACCCAAGCCTCTCTGTTGCATTATTGATTGCACACCTCTTATAGCACCTGCTGCCCATGCAGGTGGATTAGTAGCATCAAAGTTTGCAGTTAGTGTTGCAAGTTGTCCTGCTACAGTTGCTGATTCACTAGCAGTTGCAGTTGCTGCACCAATTTGTTCGGTAAATGTTTTTGCTACCTCTGCATTAGTAACCGAGCCAATTAACTCTCCCTCACGAATAGCTCGTTGAGCAGGTCCTGACATAAGTATTGCATTACCTTGAGCAGCATCTAAGTTAGCCACACTACTTGCAGTCTGTTGTGCAGCGAGTATCTGAGCATTGTCACTTACATTTGTTTGAGCAGCTTGATTAGTATCTATAGCATTTTGCACTGCCTCTTGAGCCACCACAGGTGTTACTTGTGCAGCAGTTCCTGTAGTTGTTCCTGCCTGTTGTAATCCTGCTTGAGCAGTTTGAGTTATTACATTAGCCTGACCCATACCTGTGGAAGGATCAATTAATTGTGACTGTTCAAATGGTGTTAGTTCAGGTTGTGTGACTGCACCTACAGGTAAAGCACCTGTCTGTGCTCTTATTGCAGTGGCATCTTGTATGCCTTTTGGTTTATCTTGAGTTCCAAACACGGGTATTTGTCCTTCTTCTGATCCTATGGTAGGTACATATGCTTGTTGTCTATTTGCAATCGGTTGACCAAAACCATCTCCTTTTCTATTGGAAATTGCTCCCGGAATATCTGCTTTTGCTACTGCATCTCTTGGATCTGGTAGTTCATTTGGATCTATTCTTGTTCGTGGTGGAGCAGTATCTGGTTCATCTCCACCTCTATCTGTAAACCCCGGAGGTCTACCACCAAAAAGATCATCTTCAGATATTGTACCCTCTGTAATTAAGTTCTCTTGCCCTGTTCTTTTTAGATACGCTGCATAGGCTGCATCCTGTGCCATGCTTATGCTACCTGAACTTTGCATACCAAAATAAGGACTAAATTTATAATCTTGAGTGGCTGGTCCCATAAAATCTATATTTTTATATTCAGGAGAATCAAAAAAGTTTAAATCTAATTTTGGATTTATTGCTTTTAAACGCTTATTCTCTGCTATAGTATATTGTTTTCTGTCATAGTCTTCAGCTTGTCCTATAGTATAATTTTGACCAAGCATTTTTTGATATTCTTGATGCTTTGCTAATTGTTCCTTATAGTCTTTTTGTGCTTTATCTATATGATATTGAACCTTAGTGCCACCTCCACCACCAATCAATGGAGCAAAACCACGTTCATCAATTTTAGTTAAATCATAGTCTTCTAAATCTTTTTTGTAATCTCGTAATACAGGAGCTTTACCAACTTGTTTACGTCTATCTAACTCTAGTTGACGAAATTTTCCTCTTGGATCATCACCACCAAATGGAGAACCTTGATATCCCGGAGTGAACCCTTGGGTAAAATTGTTATCTAAATTAGATAATTGGTTCGTGCCTACACCTTGAAACATACCCTGTGCAACTAGTTGATCTTCTTGTTGTTGTCTTAGATTAGCTAAACCACCCTCTGCCATTTTCCTTGCAGCATCTTCAAAGACAACCATTTGTCTTTTCTTATCAGGGTTTTGCTCTAGGTAATTATCAAAGTTTACCATATCACCTTTGTAACCAAGACGATTAGCTATCTTCTGCATACCACTAGGTTTAAATCCTGTGAACATTGCCATTATTTAGTTCCCATCAATATCTTGTCTAACTTATCTTCTAATCTTCTGATTGCATCCATCAACTCGTGCATATCATCCTTAACGTCATCCTTACGTGCATACTCTTCTCGTGTCTTGTTAAGTAGTATCTGTATACGCTTGACCTCTTGAAACATCTTGTTAAATGCCCAACCGAATGGTACAACAACCATAGTCAGGATTATGTTCCAAAATAACATTGCGTCAATGCTTTCCATGTTAGTCGGCATCCTCTATTGTAAGTGTGCCTTCTGCAACTTGTTTCATTATTTCTGCATAGTGTCTGTTGTTAGGGTCTTTTGGCACAGACATTTCTTGTCCATCTATAGTTGCCTTGATACTCCCAGTACCAATATCGTTAAAGCCTTTTGTGTACTTTGCTGATGTAATATTCATATTATCTCCTATAACTCTGCATCAAAGTCTAATCTTTCACCATTTCCAAAATAACCAACATGAGCATAGTTGCCATCAGGATTATAATCTAGTCCAATAGTGATTGTAGTTGTTCCGTCATGTGCCTGTTGTAAAGTCATATTTCCAGAATTATAATTGTCATTATTACCATTTCCAGCTACATTCCCAACTGGGTCACTGGGTGCACTACCATCTTTTGATAAAACTGACATAGATGGTTCTGCTCTCATTATTTGTCTTAGTTGAATAGTAGTAAATCCTGTGTTTGCACCCCATCTATTAACAGGAAAAACTGTATAATGATTACCATCTGTTGTACCAAAATGTTTTTGAAAGTATCTTTCGCACAATCTAAGTTCTTCCCCAAATGACCTATGCTCAAATGGTGTGGCTTGTTCGCCTACTTCTAGTTGGACTCCAGTGATTTCCCAAGTAGCATTTGTTGTTGTAACTACAGCGTTTCCAGCATGTCCATCAGCTAATCTTCCATTTGCATAGTCTGCCCAAGAAGTGTTGCTTGTACCAGTGTAAGCACTCCCAACACCTAAAACAAATCCCACATTCAAGCCATCACCATTATCATTTGCTATAGTTGCACTGCTATCAGTATCACCAACAAATGTAATAGTTTTCTTTTCCCAAGTGTTTGCTGAATTTATTGTGTATGTTGAACCAATAACCCTAGCAGTTGTATCTGCTTTGTATAGATATACAGCAAAAGTTGCTGTTACAGATGATTTTACATAAAAAGAAAGAGTAATTTTTTGTGCACTTGAAGTGCCATATGCTAACTGTTGAAGATTTTGTGCTTCTATTTTTTGTCTTGCAATAAAGAACTCATCTGATGCAATAGCACTTTCAGCAGTGGTAGTTTCTATTTTAAAAGAATTACTAAAGCCATCTAAAATATTACTTGTATTTTGGCTTACATTAAAAACTGCTTCATCTCGCCCTGACATAGTTAAATTCCATCTATCACAAGAGTGATAACCAGCCGTTGTTACACTTGCAGTGCTCGTACTTCTCTGTGCCACTTGCATTGCACCATTCATAATAAGATTCCTTCGCCCACCAATCTGACTATTGGTTAGGACTTCACCCATCTTTGCTAATTCTGCCGCTTTGGTCATTCTGCATTCTCCAATGCTGTAACTTTTGCTTCAAGTGTCTCTATTCTAGTCATAGCTTCTTGTAGTGCTTTTACTGCTTTCAT